GACAGGTCAAGATTGGGAAATCAGGTGTGGCGTGAGGGACTAACACTTATCAGGGGAGGTTGGCCCAATCATCCAGCGTCTAAAATGTGGAGAGGCCACGAGTATCATCTTGGATTATATCTTTTAACTGGGTTGCAAGTGCTAAGAGAGCGTAAGCGTGATATGACTGCTTATAATTCAGTTGAAGAAAAAATAAAAACTGAAATGTTTAAACATAAAAACACAGGTGCTCCGTGGTGGTTAGGGAATGAAGAGTTTCATAAATCACATAGAAGTAATTTACTCAGAAAAAATAAAGAATATTATTCACAGTTTGGTTGGAATGAACCAGACAATTTACCATACGTATGGCCAAATGTTTAATTTAAAACAATTTTTAATTAATATTATTGCAATCATATTATGTTTTTTAATTCTACACGTAATACTATTTAGCTCAATATATGCATCTTATATTTTAACGGGTTATGTAGTAAACTTAGATATTGCAATATTATTAATATTAACAGCAGAAATTCATATAGCATTAACAATCATATTTAAAAGAAGGAAATAATATGTCACAACAAAAACAAATGAACATAGCAGGAAAAGACTTCGTTGTAAGCGATGATCTTAAAACAATAGCAGAAGGATTGATAAAAAACGATCCAATTCTGCAAACATATAATTTAGATATACCACGTATTGGTTATATTTTAGTTTATCCAAATATTACAAAACACGTTGCCGGAAGATGTATTAAAGCCGGTCGTGAACTTAAGTTTTTCAGTGAATGCGATTATGTAATTGAGATGTCGGGTGAAACATGGGATGTGTTAGAAGAGGATGTTAAAAAGATTTTAACACTTCACGAATTAATGCACATTCATATATTTCACGATAAAAAAGGACAAGTTAAATTTAAACTAAGAGACCACGATGTAAAAGATTTTATGTATCTTATTAAAACATACGGCATAGATTGGTTTGAAAAATTAAGAACGGTCGTATCTTCGACATATGATATGAAACCAGAAGACGAAGTTAAAATAAAAATATAATGTTATTTTACGAAGATTTTTTAAATAACAAATTAGAACCAAACAGTGTGGATGCGATAATAACGGATCCACCTTATTTAATAGGATATAAAGAATGGGATAATCAGGAGTTAGATTTTCATATCTTATGGTTGCGAGAATGTTTTAGAGTTCTAAAACCAGGTGGAACTATATGGTCATTTATGGCCTATTGTAGTAAAGATGGAAACACATTCATAGGTTATGAGTTCTATAAATTATTAAAATTATTCTTCGAAGTAGATTTAAGAAACTCAGTAGTATGGGCAAGACAAAAAGGTAGAGGTGCTTCTAAACATTTAAAATCTCAAAGAGAAGATATTTATTATGCAATTAAACCGGGTGGTCAAAAAACTTGGAATAACTTAAAAATGCTTCGTGAGGTAGTGACTCCATACGTTAAAGACGGAAGACCTCGTGGCTGGTTTTTAGATGAAAATGGTAAAAGAGTTAGATGGACAGGTTTAGGAAATGTTTGGACATATACAGCACCTCAATATAATTCTTTATCTGATAGGCAAATTCATCCAGCTCAAAAGCCTGTTATGATGTTAGAACGGTTAATAAGATTAAGTTCAAATGAAGGTGATGTTATATTAGATCCATTTATGGGTAGTGGATCAACTGCGATTGCGTGTAAAATATCCAATAGAAAGTTTGTTGGTTTTGAAAATAATGAAACTAATTTTAAGAACGCAGAAAAGAGATTAAAAGAATTTAAAATCGAAAACTATAAAGATTTTAGTTCAGAAGTTGTTAAAACAAAACAAAACAACGTGCAAGGACATAATTTTTTTAAATAAGTATATTTATACTATAACGTTTATTCACAAAAACAAAGAGGTAATATTATGAGATATAAAGATAACGTAGCAGCAAAAATTGAAACTGCTACAAGCACCGTGCAATTAATAATTAGAGGATTGCAAAATAGACAAATAACAGCTGAAGATACTGTAAACAAATTAAACTCAGTAATCGCAGTATTGGAGTCTGCTGCGAATCTTGTTGAAAAAGAAACACAGGGTATGAATTAAACGGAGAAACTATTGAAGTTTAAACCATTTTTATTATCTACAGTTTTAGCTGCGATTACGATTGCCGGAACCGCAGCTCTATTTTCTGTAACAGGTATTTCATCATTGTTCGCAGGACACCAACTACAGGTTGGAATTATGGCAGGGTCGCTGGAAGCAGGTAAAATTGTAATTGCGTCAATATTATATAGATATTGGACAGTGATGAGTAAGCTGATGAAATCATATATGGTAGTTGCGTTGTTAGCATTAATGTTAATAACATCGGCAGGAATATTTGGTTATTTATCAGATGCATATCAAAAGACAAAAAGTAATTATGATGTTGTTGATAAAGAGATTCAGTTATTAGATTCTAAAAAGAAACTATTCCAACAAGAATATGATAGATATAATTTAAGATTGAGTGACTTAATTGGTAATAGAACCGGTCAAGAAACAAGACTGGATAGTTTGTATTCAAGAGGTCAAATTACATCAGCAAAACGAGTTGAAGAAAGTATTAAAAAACAAGATGAACAAATTGCTGATTTAAATGTTAAAATATTATCAACATCAGATTCGTTGTCTGCAGTTGAAACACGTATGATTGAAAAACAAACTATAAATGCAAGTGGAGAACTTGGTCCATTGCTTTATTTATCTGTCGCATTTAATACTGATATGGACACAGTTGTAAAGTGGTTCATTTTAATATTAATATTTGTATTTGACCCATTAGCAGTAATTCTTATTGTGGCTGCGAATATGATTTATATTAATAAACACTATGAAAGACCCGAGTGGATGGACGTATTTGGTAAAAATAAACAGGTAGAAATTGATCCTAGAATATCTAAGGTAGTGGATAAACACTTTGATGAATTATTTAAAAGTGTAAATCCTAAAAAAATAGAAAAACAGATGGAAGAGGAAGCTAATAAACTTGACCCGGTAGGAGAAGTTCTGTTTCCTTTAGAAGCGCTTCCAGCTGATAAAAATACTAAGATATTAGATAATAATAATGTATCGGAAAATGATAGCCCAGAGGTTAAACCTGAGGCTCCAGAAATGAATAAAGGTGAAGAAACAATGTTGTTAGAAGAGGTTCCAATTAAAAAGAAAAAATTTAGAGAATGGAAATCCTCTAATTGGATTGAACCAGAATCATAACTATTTACGGTGATGAAAAAAATGTTTATATTTACACATATTCATTAATATGAGGATAAAATGAAACGCAAAAAGGTTTCTAAACTAAGTTCTGACGAAGTTCAGAAAATGAGAAAAACTGAAAGACATTGGCTTACTTGTAAATGTGGAAGAGAAGTTGAATGTGATTCAGACACAATTGAAATTGTATGTTGGGAATGTGCAACAAAATTAGCACCACCTGCGGAAAATTTACTTAGGCCTTTAGCAGATATAAAGGCAGAAAGAGATGCGAAAGCTCAATTTCCAGCGGGTTGGAAATTTATGAAAGTTTTTGTTCTTAAAGATGGAACAGTATATGAACGAGGTGTTGAAAATCCGGAGTTAAAAGGAACACTACCTCCAACTGATGTTGACGCTTTGAAGAAAGAACGAAAGAAAAATAAAAAAGGTCTAAAGCAAAAATTGATCGAAAAAGAATCTGAACAAGAGGAATTGGCTCAGAAACATTTTGAGGCAAAGAAAGAACAAAAGAAAGCGAAAAAACAGTTGCCAATTGTTGGAACAGATATTCCTACAATCTCAACAAACAGACCAGAAATTATTGCAAACGTTTCCTTAAATCCAGGTGGATTTTATGAAGCGATTGATGAACAAGGTATAGTAAATTATACCGCGTTGGTAAATGATCAAAAGAAATTAAAATATGTTTTTAATAATAGTAAAAAAATTATAGGTAAACGTAATGAAGACGGAACTTATAATTGGAGAGGTTGCAAATAAATGATATATAATTCTTTAGATGAATTAAAAAATATGTCCGATGAATTTTGGCATACACCTGCACAAATACTTACTGTTAAAAATAAAACTCACGCCGAGTTTTTAGGACGACCGACAGACAAAGTTGATTCTGTTGAATTTGGAGAAAAAATCGCAGCTAAATTAATAGCTACATTAAACTATATTAATAGATTCAAGAGAAAAGGTGTAGCGTTAACTGCTAATCAGATTGGGATACCAGCGTCTGTATTTGTGATTATATTAGATAGGGTATTATATTTTATTAATCCAGATATTATAGATATGTCGGCGCATAAAGTTTTCTTTGACGAAAGATGTTTATCCATACCTGGTAAATCGTGTCGAGTTTTACGACATCTTAATATTAAAATTAAAGCAGATAATTTTCCAGATGCATTGTCATTTGGTATTTCTGGACCCGAATATATGCAATCTGAATTTGATAAAATGTTTGAGGCAATTGCCATTCAACACGAATTCAGTCATACAATGGGATTATTGATGTCGGATTTAGAAGACAAACCGGTTCCTATAAAAAATGAAATAAAAATTGGTAGAAATGAGAAAGTAAAGATTTATAAAGATGGTGTTGGAACAGATACTATCAAGTATAAATATTTTCCTGAATATGAAAAGAAAGGTTGGGTGTTAGCTAATAATGGCTAAAAGAAAAATAACGACGGTAAATGAAAAAATGAATCAAGACTTAACGTTATTTATGAATGAGGTAGCACTGAAACTTGCAGCATTGGAAAATTACTATTGGTTTTTGGCTAGAGATTTGTCAGTGACAATAACTGCTGTGAAAACTATAAAAAATCTTTTGGCTAGAAAAAAGGTGATGTCAACAAAACAATTCAACAAGGAATATGAAAAACTATATAAAGAATTAATTGACATTGCAGAAAATGCTCAAAAACAACAGGAAGAAATAATGAGAAAATCTCCACTTTCTCCTGAAGAAATTAATCACATAATAAATGATCCAGCAATTGGTCATAGTTAAGGAGCAAATATGAATTTTGATCTTTTATGGAAAGGCGATTTTTTAAGTGTAGTATCACCACACAAACATCCATATGAAGCGATTTTGGAAAAAAATGGTGTTGTTATATTACCTATAATCCATAACAAAATAGGAATAAGAAAGGAACTGTGTCCTCCTTATTTACTCAAAGATAAGACCGGTGAAGAATTATATTATACTTTAATAACGGGTCAAATTGATGATGGAGATGATGTCGATCCAATTAATACTGTTTTAAGAGAATTAAAAGAAGAGGCAGGAGTAGATGCGCATACATTTAATATATTATGGAAAAAATTAGATATACCACTGTGTAAGTCTACATCACTACATACTAATATTTTTATTTTAGATGTAGAACACTATACGTTTGATACTCCAAAGGGAGATGGTGGGGTTTATGAAAAAGCATCTAAAACCGTTTGGGTGACACCATCAACATTAGAAAATATTATTAATCAAAATCAAAATGTTGATTATTTGTTAGTTTCGATGTTTTATGTTCTAAAAGATATTACGAGAACTAGGTTTTTTTGGTCGGATTAACTATTTATAGATATATAAAAGGAGTCCTAAAATGAAAAACATACTTTTAATATTAATAACTTTAATATTTTTAGGTGGTTGTTATACACGTATGGGAGTGTATAACGAATCAGACCCAAGATATGATGAAGTAAGTGTTTACATTGATTATAATTTTCAGTGTGGCTATTGTTATTATGAAACATATTATTGTTTTAATTGTGGATATTGGCATACTCATATAACTAGTTGGTGTCATCATCACTATGGCTGGTATAATGATTGGTATGTGGTTTATTACTATCATCCACATTCTTATTATTATAATCACTGGCATAGTCATTATTATTATGCCGATTATAATCGTCACTATAGACACGACAGAGATGGTTTAAGAAACATGAGTGGAAGAAATTATACGGACAACAAAAGTGTGGATAGAGTTAAAACTAATGAAAATAAATATCCCAGAATAAATGATAAACAGAATAAAAATAGACAGTTAAATACATCACCTCCGGTAAAAAGGAATGATATAATTAAAACTAATCCTCCTGTAAAGCGGAATAACACGATTAAAACTAATCCTCCTGTAAAAAGGAATAGTGATACAAAACAAAATCGAGGAAACTAATATGGCAAAATTGAAATTAAAAAGTTTATTAACTGAAGCAAAAAATTCACCAGAAGAAAAAGGTTTAAAGTCATTAGCAAAATCGCCCTGGCAATATACTTGGGATTATGGCGCAGATCACGGAGAGTTAGATAATGGAAATGAAGTTTTTATATTTCCACCATACGATGTAGTTAAAGATCACGAAGGAATGTTTGCATCAGGAGAAGCTGGAAAGGCTAAAGGAAATTGGATGGTTCAGGTTGGGTCAGCCGATGGAAGAACTAATAAGTTTTTCTGGTATAAAACATTGCCACAGGCATTAAAAGCAATTAAAACTGAACATATGCCAAAATTTGCTAAATATAAAAGTAGGTAAAAAAATGAAACAAATAAAGTTGAAATCACTGTTAAGCGAGGCTATAAAACCCGCACAAATAAAACCTGGATATGTTTATCTTGCAAGATTTGAATCTGACGAACCAGGTGAATGGTTTAAATCAAAAGAAATTTGTATAGCAAAAGATAAAACAGATATAGCATTTTTTGTTATTGATGAATATCCAAATTTTAATAAAGATAATATGAGAAAAATTTTAAGTATAAAAGGTGGAGTAGGAAAAATAATTGATAATGCATATGAGATTGATGAAGGAATACACGATCAAATTATTATTACAAATATAATGAAAGATGGAACATTAGAAACAGAATTAGGTGGAAAAAAAGAAATACTTAAACAGTTGAAGAAGTTTTAATAAATTGGGCCAGTAATTGGATTCGATTGGTAATTGTCGAGATGAGAGTGCAAGCAGGTAAGTTATGACCTTAACAATACAAAACAAAATAAACGCAGAAGAGAAATCTTCATTTACTTTCGAAGACGCACTTGCTTTCGTAGGTGCTTCTAACGAAGTAGTTTTAGCTTAATCGCTGAAACCGTCGGTGCTTACAATTCCGGCGTAGTAAAGAAAGTAAGCATTATATTAACTGAGGCCGAATGTTAATGTAATTATAGCAAGGATGACTTTAGCAGGTTCAAAATGAGCCGCCGGTTTTTGTGACAAAGATTGGGTTTTTGCGTGATAAAACGTCACTAAGCTTGTGAATGACTATTGTTTTAATTTTATCAAGACCTGGGTTCGACTCCCAGCTGGTCCACAATTTCAAATATTAATTGGTTATTGTGACATACATAATTCATAAACAAATAGGAGAAAAAAATGGCACTATCAAAAAGTGACATATTAAATACTATTACAAAATATATTCTAGTAGTAGTGGCATTAGTAATTGGCTGGTTCGCACACGAGATTTATATAAATCTTGACGTCAATTCTATTGCATTTAAATCCAATGAGGATGTATCTGTTGCCCTGGATGAAAGAGGTAGACTGCATATTGTCGATTTAGAAACACAAAAGACAATTATATTGCAAGATACTGTTGCGTATGCAATTCATTCTCAAATATCAAATCAAATATATAGTGATTATTTGAAGAAGACAGAACAGGACAAAAAAACAACCAAAAAGTAAACGGAGAACAAAATGAAACAAATATTATACTTATTAGTAATACTGGGTGTATTGATTGGTGCATCATATAAGTTCACGAAAGAAAACTTAACAGAAGAAAATATTAAAAAGAACGTTGACATAATTAAAATATCACCTCCAAACCTTAAAGTGTATCATTCGGTAAATAAATATGCACCGGAATTTGATATACCTTTTAAATATGCGTTTGGAACAGTAAGAGAAGAAACAGGATATAAAAATCCATTAGACTATACATACAATCACGCACAAACATCCTCTGCGAACGCAGAAGGATCCTGGCAATTTTTATTATCAACTGCTAGAGATGTGGCAGACGACCCAACTCTAACAAGAGAAGAAATTCGGTATAACGTTGAATTAGGAACATTTCTAAGTATGAAGTATCAACGTGAATTGAAAAACAGATATAAAAGCTGGGCACACGTATATGGGTATTACAATACTGGATATCCAAAAATAAATCAATATGCGCTTGATATTATTAATTAAACTGTGTATAGTGACATAAAAATTAGTTATATTTAATAAAAACATTATGAGGTTATTATGGACTTAACTCCAGAAAAAATAGTTGAAAATTGGGAATCACTGTTAAAGATTATCGAAGATAATTTTACAGGTGAGCGTAAAACTAATCTTTTGAAGTTGTATAAACACTTTGAAGATAGAATATTATATTGTCCTGCAAGTGGAAAAGATTTTTATCACGGTGCATATCCAGGTGGATATGTTGAACACGTTTTAAATGTGGTTTACTTTGCAATGGTATTGGATAACATATGGGTTAAAGAAGGATTTGTTAAAAATTATTCGGATGAATCGTTGATATTTGCTGCACTTAACCACGACCTGGGTAAAATTGGTGATGAAGAGAACGAATATTTTATTTCACACAATGAAAAGTGGAGAAAAGAAAGAGGAGAAATATACATCCATAATGATAAGATTAGATTTATGGAAGTTCAAGATAGAAGCTTATGGTTATTACAAGACTTTGGTATCAAAGTTAGTCAATCAGAAATGTTAGCAATTAAATTACACGATGGAATGTATTCTGAAGGAAACAAACCATATCTAGTAGCCTATACAGAAGGAAAGCAACTAAAGGATAATTTACCAGTCATTTTACACCACGCAGATATGATGGCAACAATGATTGAAAAATCCAAGTGGTCATCAAGTAAACCAGATCCGACATCTCCAAAAGTCACAAAAGAACTTAAGAAAATTAAGAACGAAAAAATGTCAGAGATCACAAAACAATTTTTTAATTTAGAATAAGGAGAAAATATGGATATATTTCACGTATTATTTGTGCTTGTTATTTGTGTCCTATGTTATATAATTTTTAATTTAAGTAGAAAAGTCAGGGTATACGAATCACTTGTAAGCAATTATGATTCAATGGCCGAAAATATTAAAGAATATATGAAGCAAGCATTAAATAAATTAATTAGTATTGATAGAAATCAGGTATTTGAAGCTGATGATGATGTTGGCTATTTTTTCAAATCCCTAAAAGAAGAAATAGTTAAACTAAATAATAATATTGCAGGTATATTTAATGAAGAAACAGAAGAATCAGTTGGAAAATAATAAACCACGTAAAACCAAAAAGGCAAAGAAAAGTAAGATATATATGGGTCCAGATGTGGACGCAGCAATTGTAGAATATAACGCGTGTGATGACCCTATCATAAGAAACCAAATATATAATGAAAGAATAAAATATGCTTTTGAAAAACTTGCAGAAAATATTCTAAACAATTGGAAGTTTCCTTATGTCACAGATTCATTTAAGAATAAAAAAGCAGAACTTATTTCTCATTTCATTCTCAATTTAGATAAATATTCTCCTGAAAAGGGAAGTGCATTTACATATTTTACATTTGCGGGTAGAAACTATTTTATTATTCACAATGATGGTAATTATAATAAACTAAAATCTGAGGTTAGAATAGACTTAGAAGAAAACGATGAGTATAGTCATATACTTGAATTGAAAGATACAGACAGTGATAATAAGGATTTAATTGATGACAAACAACAGTTGATAGAATTGATAAAGACATATTTTGAGTCTAACATACCTAAGATTTTTAAAAAGCAGAATGATATGATAATTGCATATGCGATACTTCAGCTTATTGAAAATTATGAAAGTATTGAAAACTTTAATAAGAAAAATATTTATATTTTAATTAGAGAGATGACGAATAGTAAGGCACAGAATATCACAAAGGTATTAAATAAGATGCGAAACATTTACAAAACTATTATTTCTGAATATCTAAACACAGGCGAGGTCACGATGGACTATAATGTTATTAAAAATAGTAAGCTTTTCTTTTCATAACCAATCGTTTATACACCTTTTATTACACTCAGGGTCACTTATGTGACCCTTTTTTTATGTTCGTAATATTTATTATTATATTAATGGGTTATTCAAACTACAATTAAAGGATATAATATGTTAGATAAAGATTCAGTAATTTTTAAAGATAAAACACTTTCAGACATTTTTGAAGATATTTACAATAATTCAAGAGGTAAGCAAAAACAGATTGATGATATGCTGGACAAAATGGGCAACCTTATAAAAGGAGTCACGGACGCATCAATGATTCTTCCATTATTAAAAGAGATAATGGACGTGTCTGTAAAAAATGATGAACAGTTAGTAAAATTGGCAGGCATAATACAGAGACTTTTACAGGTCGATAATAATCCACGTGGTGGTGGTTTGGGAGCAGACTTATTACCAGAACACGAAAAGGCTCAGATTTTAGAGAATGTTAAAAATAATATGGACACAAAATTAATAGATAATCAATTAGAACAGTTAGATCAAAAGGTAAAGGCCGCTAAAGAAATTATTAATAAAGAAAATACAAAACTTTTAGAACAAGTAAAGGACAATAATAAATAACGTGGAAGGCTCAACAATACAACTTAGACGTGAAGGTGGAATGTCGAATCCTAATTCAATAGCATCTCAGGTTAATTCAACTTCAGGTATACCAGTAATTACACTTCAACCGGCCGAAGTTATAGATGTTATTTATAACAGTTCACACCCGGACTATCAATCACCGGATAGTATTGGAAGTGCAAAGGTTAGATTTTTGTATGATAGGAAAAGTAAAGACGAGGTATCTCTTTTATGGGCTAGCCCAATGAATGCAAATATAATTCAATATCCACTAAAAGGAGAAGTAGTTTATACAGTAAATTTCTTAGGTAGATTATTTTATATTAATAGTTTAAATTATTCTAATAATATAAATAATAATTCTGTTAAAAATATTAGTTCATCTAAAACAAAAGAACAAGACACTAATATTAATAATTATCAAACAACAGAAAATACAAATGTTGCAAACAAAGAGGGAGAGACAGAGGATCTTGGAGAGACATTTGTAAATAATGAAGAAAAGGTTAAGCCATTACAACCACAAGAAGGTGACGTAATTATTCAGGGAAGATTTGGTAATGCAATCCGACTTGGAAATAATCCAGAAACCAATTCACCAACTGTAAAAATAACAGTAGGTCAATCGCCAGATAATAATACAGCTGATATAAATACACCATATGTTGAAGATATAAATGTTAATAAAAATTGTGTGTGGATAACAAGTGATGAAATAGTTCCATTTAACCCAGTGACAGAAGGAAAATCTTATAATTTTAAATCGGCAAAAACTAAAGTTAATAAATATGATGGCAATCAGGTTTTTATTAATAGTGATAGATTAATATTTAACGCAAAAAAAGAAGAAGTTTTATTATTTTCAAACAAAGGAATATTATTAAACACAAGTGGTTATGTTGGTATAGATAGTTCTGATAATATAGGAATTACTACACTTAGTAGATTAAACATTGAAGCAAGGGATGGAATGTTTGTTGATGCTAGAGAAATAATATTGGGAAAAAATGCATCTGAACCATTGGTTCTGGGAAATAAACTTTTACAATTGTTGCAGGATTTAATAACAGAGATGATGAATGAAACACATCCAACTGGAACAGGACCAAGTGGTCCTCCTGTAAATTCAGCAAAATATAGGATTATACAGAATAAATTAAGAACAATGTTATCAAAGCAAAATAAAACGTTATAATGATAGACTGGAATAAATTCGAAAATGATCTAGCATCATATTTTACTAGACACCAAGCAAAATCTGAAAAAGATATGGCAAATCATATCGCGGATTTATATGATAGATATGTTAGATTTGGAAAAGAACAATACGGAAATTCGATATTAACTTCTAAGAAAGATATTATGGCTAAATTTATTTATTTAGGTTTGTTGGGTGCTAGAAATAAACAGGAGACAGATAAAACATCACAACGAATTAGTCAAGGAGTTTTGTTGTATTGGATTGGTGTGAAAATGCAAATGGTTGTTCCACCTCCAGGCTCAATTCAGAGTATTTCTAATGTGATAACATTTCCTGGATTACCATTAAATATACGTATTTCTAACACAGTAAATAAAACATTGTTAGCAAAAAATTTAATACTGGGTTTCAAAACTCATATACAAACAGTGACAGGAGTAAATACTGGATTGGTTCCAGTTCCAGGCGGCGGAACAGTTCCAACACCATTTCCCTGGGTAGGTATAAAATAATGAAATTATTGCGTTTCGTTATATTTATTTAATATAATATGATTGGAGAACAAAATGGACAATAAAAAACTGGCAAAACTAATTGACAAAATAGTTGAAATAAGACTTAAACGAATATTAAAGTCTGATCAGTTTAACCAAATAATTAAAGAACAGGTTAGTAAAGAGGTTATTAAATTGTTAGTTGAAGTAAATTTAAAACCAAATAAAGTAGTTTCTACTAAAAAACCTACTACACATCTAACAGATTTATTAAAAGAAAAGCAGAATGTGGATTATCCTCGTCTACCAAATAAAACGGTGACGCGCACATATTCTAAAAATCCAGGTCTAAATGCATTGTTAAATCAAACAGCGCGGGATAAAGTTGGATTATCAAGATTAGATTCATCTGGCAATCCATTGGTGGATATGCAAGGTGGTATGGATCCTCGAACCCTTGAAGGAAATAGTATTGGATCAGTCACGTCTGAATTAGCAAAACTTGGTATAGCGCCAGGAAGAATATCTAACTTAGAAGAAATAACAGGTGATGTAAATATTCCAATGGAATTAACAAAAGAAGATATGTTATCAGAAGGTTTGGATCAAATAGATATTAATCAAGTTGCAGAAGTTGCAGGGGTAGATGATAGATATGGTCATTTAGTAAACGCATTTACCAGAGATTATTCGGAAGTTTTAAATTTAGTAGATGAAAAGGTTAAATCTAAGAGACCTATGTTAATATCAACTTTACAACCAGGAAAACCAGTAGCATTATAATATGAGTATAAAAGGTATAAATGTAGATTACCCGATTGGAAAAGGAAACACGGGATTTTTCAAACAAACGTTTGATTCATTTTCTGCAGTAAAAAGCAAGATAAACGTTTTACTTAGAACTATGGAGGGAGAACGTCCATTTAATCCTAGTTTTGGAATAGGACTATATAAATATTTATTTGAGCCATTAACAGAAGAATTAAATACATTATTAGAAGATAAAATTAGAAGTAAGATTGAGTTTTATATTCCAGAAGTAATTATTGAAGAATTAGAAATAAATAAAGATTTTAATAAAAATGTTGATAATAATGAATTAATAATAAAAATATCATTTGCACTGAAAACTAATCCAACACAAACTGCTCAGACAACCGTTGTTGTTAAATAAGGAAAAATAAATGCCAACACGAGACATAAAAAAAGACGTAAAATATCTTAATAAAGATTTTACATCAACGCGTAATGCTTTGATAGGTTTTTCACAAGTATACTTCCCCGAAGAATATGCTGATTTTTCAGACGCGTCTGTGGGTATGATGTTTATTGAAATGACCTCGTATGTATCTGACGTGTTATCATTATATTCAGATACACAATTAAGAGAATCACTTTTACCATACGCAAAGAATTTTAAAAACGTTATTAATATAGCACAGTCTTTTAGTTATCAACCAAAGGTTGCAGGTGTTTCTTATACTACGTTGGATGTATATCAAATTATTCCAGCAACAGGTTTTCCATTTACACCTGATTGGAGATATGCACTTAAGATTAAAAATTTAAGAGGCTCATCGGATACAAATCCAGATATATCATTTAGAATTGAAGATACTATAGACTTTGCAGAATCTGGTTCATTTCCAACAGATGTAACAATTTATCAAACAAACCCAACAGGGGACGAGGTCACATATTTCTTATTAAAGAAAAGTGTTCCTGCATCATCGGGTATAGTGACTAAGAAAGAGTTTACGATTGCAAACGCTCAAAAATATTTAAAGATAATTTTACCAGATACAGATATTATTGATATTTTAAGTGTATCAGATTCAGATGGTAATCCTTGGTTCGAAGTTCCATATTTGGCACAAGACACAATATTAGAAAGTGTTGATACAAAATTGGTAACAGATTTTTATAACTATCGTTCAATGGTGCCTTATATTTTAAGATATAAAAAGGTTCCAAAAAGATTTATTAAGCGGGTTAGAGATGATGGAAGAACTGAGATGCAATTTGGAGCAGGAACAAGCGCATATGTGGATGAATTAATTATACCTAATCCAAAGACATTAGGATATACTTATTTTAATAAACCACTTGATCCAAGAAATTTTTTAAATACAAGAACATATGGTCAAATACCATCAAATACGGTATTAACAGTAACATATGTAAGAGGAACAGATGAACGCGCAAATGTTCCAACTGGAGATATTAAAACTGTTTCAAATTATGAAGTATCAAATGATAATAGTAATGTTGATCCTGGATTATTAAATACAGTTAAAGCATCCATCGCAATAATAAATTCAACTCCGGCAGTTGGTTCTAAAGGAGCTGAATCAGTTGAAGAAATTAGAAATAATGCAATGGCATTTTTTGCTGCACAAGATAGATGTGTTACTCGTGAA